AAAACATTAAAGGAGTGAATATGTCAAACTTAGCAAACGATACAACCCTCGAAAGAATCTTCGACGAGGTCTGTGAAATGTCCACTGCAAACATTCTAAGAGAATTAGATGGTGGTGTTAGCAGACCTGGATTGTGTGAATCTTTCGATATGAGAGTAGCAATGACTGATAGAAATAAAGTTATTAATCTACTCGTTGACAAAAGATTTGAAGAATTACCAGATGGTCCCTTTTAATAAAAAGGGGTTTACCACACTGGTACTTTTTTAATATGATTAACTTGATGATTGATAAACTGATAACGGAAATTGCTAGTCTGCTATGGGATCGGGATCAATCAAGAATCAAAAGTGAGGTTTCTGGCGTCTTCGGACTAGGGCAAAATGCCACTGTTAACCTCACACCCTTTTTTAATTTATTATGTAGGAGTGAAAATGAAAGAAATTGAAATAACAAAATTAAACCAAGACTACTTTGATAAGACTATCAAAAAGTTGAGAGCGATTGATAGTGAGATCAATAAAACCAATAAGATGCTACAAATTGCCTTTGGCATTTACTTGTTTGCATCAGGTTTCTTACTAGCAGTTATTATGTTTGACTTAGGTATCATGGTCTTATGATCAAAGTTATCTACTTAGATATGGATGGAGTACTCGCTGACTTCAAATCTGGAGTCGCGAAGATGCTTTCAGTAGTAATAGAAAATGACCATCAAGGTCATTTGGCATATGATGCTCAAAAAGAAAAACTGACTTCACATAGATTATTCAGACATTTGGATGTTTATCCAGATATGTTTGAATTGGTGCAGTTCTGCAGATCACTTAAAGATAGTCATGGTATACGAACTGAGATTCTTACAGCAACAGGATCTATCAATAGAGAGATCGTGGTTAAAGACAAAAGAGAATGGATTGACGAATGGGTTGATCCGAACATGATTGTTAACTGCGTAGAAAAGGGTGGATCTAAAAGAGGATTTGCTCAACCTGGATATCTGTTAGTTGATGATAGGAAATCAAACATCAAATCATTTACCGATGTCGGTGGGTTAGGAATCTTACATATCTCGGGAGATTCTAAATCCACCATTAATCAAATCAAGTCTATGCTTGATCCTGATTATGATCCTAATCAAAAGGAACTTTTTTGAATACACGTGAAAAATCTGTTGCCAGAGAAACATCATGGATTGTTTTTTCTGGCACTGTTATTAATTATCCTTTGCAACTTTTGTGCTTATGGGTTATTATTGACCATTGGGACATAACAAGTGCTTTCTGGATAGGCACATACACTACATTAATGATGACTGTATTCGCATGGTTGCGAGTATATGCTGTGAGAGATTATCATGACCGAAAAGAGAAACGAAAACGAATGTCTTGATTGCGGATATAAATATACTAGTCCTTTGAATAATGACACATGTATAGAGTGTCAACAAACAGGGGATAAGGAAAGATATGCCGACAAAGAATATCAAGTTGCCTAGATACGCAGTTTTTGCTAAACCAAGAACATCATCAGTAGTTCTACAAGAACTGCTTAAATCAGTTTGGGAATCTAAGCATAGAAAACTAGATATAGATGAGATGATGTGGTGTAATGGCAGAGGTGTGTCATTATACAGAACAGGCATAGGCACATTCTTTGAAGATTGCCCTGAAGATTTCCCACCTTTTAAAATTGAAGCATGTAATGTGCTTCCCGAGCATATGCCTTTCCTAGAAACATTTGTTCACAATAACAATTACATACCAATCTTTATAGATAGAGATAAACTCGAGTTGTTAACAAGTTTTTACATTTCCAGTCTCACATACTTTCATGATTATGGTATTAATAAGCAAAGAAACTTTGCCACTCCTCCTGTTACAGGATCAAGGAAAGAAGAATTCTTTTCTTGGAGTATAGATGAAAGACTAGAAAGACTAAAAGAAATTGTAAATATAGTTCTTGTTTTCCATGATAGAGATAAATCTATAAGAGCAAAGTTTCCCAATCATGTAGTGTTAAATCATGAGGACTTTAAAGATGATGTTCCTTCTGCTTTACAATTACTTGATATAGAATTAGAAGAACCAATATCATATATGCCACTGACTAAAAAATCTAAACACTTTGACATATCAACAGAAGAGAAGATAGCATTGGCAGAATTCGCAGAGTTAATGACATGAACCCAAATTGTAAAATAGAATATAGAGATCACATAGGTATCTATGAGAATGCCTTAACATTAGAACAGTGTGATTCTTTAATCAGTCAATTTCATTTTAGTAAAGATGCTGGTCAAACTAAAATGCGATCAGAATACGATCCATCTCCATCAACTAATAAGAAAGATGAATCTATGTCATTGCTAGATTGGGATGATTATACAAGTGAAGAATCCAAAATCACTTGGCAAAACCAAAAAGACTTTATAGAATACATAGAAGGTGCTATTGTAGGTCATTACATTGATCAACATCCTATACTCAAAGAAGCAAATTATAGAATCTTTCAAGGAAAAGTGCAAAGAACAGTTCCTGGAGAAGGATATCATATTTGGCATTGCGAAATAGTAGGAACAAAAGGTGAGGATAGAGATAGATTCTTAGCATGGTCAGTATTTCTTAACGATGTAGAAGAAGGTGGAGAAACTGAATTCTTACATCAGTCTGTCAGATTTAAACCAAAGGCAGGAACAGCAATAGTATTCCCTGCTTATTTTACTCATATGCATAGAGGGAATCCACCATTGAGTGGCGAGAAGTTTATAGCAACAGGTTGGGTTGAATACTTTTAGACTTTACGACACCCTCTACTTTTTAGTATCATATAAAGACTATAAAAAGAGGAGTAATTTATGGAAGAAATAAAAGCAATGCTTCAAGAGATTCTTGATAAGCAAAAGGAGCAAGATAAAGATCTTGCTAAAATTCACGATCTAGTTGATCAAATTGACAACAGGGTATAAAGATGACAGTACAAGAATTTAAAGATGTTGTTCAAAGAGACAGAGAGTGGAGAGATACTGCTCCAGGATATACCGAATCAGTGGTAGAAGTAAAAGCAAAATCTTCTGACGAAACTTGTTGTTGTGGGGAAGATAACTGCCCAGAGTCTTATGTACATTGGACTTCTGGATTTTAAACTATGCCTATGATCTTTAGACCAGATACCATGCGATATTCCATGGTGGGTAAAAAACGCAAGAAGAAGAAACTTCTTCCTTCTACAGCATATCGTCCAGAGTTCAAACGATCTGGTCCAGCTGAAAAGACTGGATTGGATCTTTATAATGAAGAACGATCTACGAAACAATATGCGTCTTATGATTCTGGTAAGACAGGAGCATTAACACCCAAAGAAGAACCCAAAGTTGTTGAGGGTGTAACAATTGCTCCTGCTTATAATAAAGGTGCATATCAAGTCATCCCTAGAGATGAAGTCAAACATATAGGCAGATAATATGAATATGAATGCAGAATTAGCAATAACAATGATCGTATTGTTCATCGCATGGATTATAGCATGGATGCTTTTCTTTGATCCAGATGACAGAACAACAAAACTCAGAAGAGAAAGAAAGAAAGCATTTAAACAGGGTGACTATAAAAAAGGTCATGCAATCAACAAGGAGTTCGACAAATGAAACAAGGTAAATTTGAATTCGCTAAAGTACCTGTTTGGGCAAAGATATCATATGCCCTCTCAGGTTTGCTTATTATACTAGGATTGTTCAATGCTAGAGAAATCTATCAAGTTGAAATATACTTAGAAGAATTGCAACTAAGGCAAGACATGTATTCTGAAGAGATAGGGATTATCGGAGACAAGGTAGATCTAATGATAGGAATAAGCGATTCCTATTATAACTTATCAGATGATGTGTATTGCTTAGCACTTAATATGTATCATGAAGCAAGAGGTGAAACTTTAGAAGGCATGACAGCAGTCGGTAATGTGACCATGAATAGAGTGGCATCTAATCGTTTTCCCAATGAAGTATGTGCTGTTGTTTTTCAAGGAAAGCATAGAACCAATTGGCGAGATGAACAAGTTCCCACTAGGCATGCTTGTCATTTTAGTTGGTATTGTGATGGCAAATCAGACGAACCCAAAGATTACGAAGCATGGGCAACTTCTGTGATGCTTGCTCATATGCTTTTGACTAACACTAAAGGTGTGGATATAACTTTTGGTGCTACACACTATCATTCTATTGGGGTTAAACCCACATGGTGTAAGGATATGAAACCTATGGGAACCATCGGAAATCATGTCTTTTATTTTGAGTTATAAATAGAAGTGATATCTAGGAAGAAGGAATGTATTTAATGTTAGAATGCCCAAAATGTGGTAACACCAGAGCAGAATGTGATTGCTTTGTGAAAAAAGAAGATAAGAATTACGAGTTTTGGTTTCACAATTGTCCCGATAGTGGACCGACTGATACTCTAATGGGAGAAGATTGTAATTGGTGCGATGCTAAATCACCTGTTGACGAAAGCAACCCCAATAGTGTAGGATATTATGGATATAATGAAAAGACAGACAACTACTTTCCCGAAGTCGACGAATAGATTATGATTAAGAAACTAGAAACTGAAATCCCAATTTATGAATACTGGATTGGTGATAAGAGAGCAATTATCACTGAGAAGAGTCATGACTATAAAGTGCAAATGCTTACTGATAATGGTTATGAAGCATATATAAGTTATAAATCGTTAGATGATGCTCGTGCGATTGCTCAGAAATGGGTTTCTGGTTTACCACCCACATTAGATGATTGAAATTATAGTTGCTAATGGTCGTCAAAAGAATCGTGTAGAAGACTATGCACGATCAATCATGTTCGAATTAATGCCTCGTAAAAAGAAAGGTCAAATCTACATCGAGTTCAAGAACGAAGTTGTCATAGACGATTATTCATATAAGGGTGTCGCATATGGTGATAAGAATGCAGTTGATATAGAGATTGCTAGAGATACCACTGAAGATATGATGGTCACTCTTGCTCATGAATTAGTACATGTCAAGCAATTCTTTAGAGGTGAAATACCCTCATCCAAAAAAATAAAAACTACAGGTTCTTTTCACATGACATCAGATGAGTTTGAAAAAGAAGCATATCTATATGAAGACCATCTTTACATGACACACTGGTGGAAATAACTATACGACACCCATCGTTTTTTAATACAATATGATAATGAAGAAAAAACTTAATAGATCAAACAAGGATTTAAACTCTATTCATTATGGACCAGAGCCAATCCTAACTCACTTACAAGATAATGTCAAAGAATTGGGACCTGTTCTCAATTGGTATGCTATCATGACGGATAACACCACTCGTGCTAGATGGTTGAATGAATATGTAAAGGAAAACTACGATAAGGACTTCTACAGTTCTTTCTTAGGTATCCCGAACACTTTCTTTACTGCATCTTTGACAGCAATAGCAAGGCAAAAGGTACACAAAGCAGTATTGGGTGGAAATTTAGAATCATGGTTAGATACTCGGATTCGAGAATTACAGCAAAGAAAAGGTAAAACCATCGAACCCAAAACCTATAACAAGAAACCAAAGAAAAGCATACAGCAATTAATGGAAGATAAACTCTATGAGATGTTAGGTGAAGTCGAGCATGAGATTGATGAGTTTATAGATAATGATTTTACATCAGAGTTCAATATGTACGAATGGTGCGAGAAGCATGATCTAAATGCCAAGATGGCTGCATTGATTGCACCTCATTATAGGGAACTTGCCATTGAGGTTAAGAACGAAGAAGAAGATGAACAACTCAAAGAGGGTTATGCTTATATGGGTCTGAGTGGTAGAAGAAAGTTCGTGGGTTTCTTAAGAAACATTATAGATGATGCCGAAAGATGGGCAAACAATAAAAAGCAACAATTCAAACCTCGTATGAGAAAATCTAAATTGGTTGATGCCACCACCAAAGTTAAACGACTCAAATTCAAGCAAGATGATAGAGATCTTAAGATCAGCAGTATTAATCCTGCGACCATCATAGGTGCTAGTGAATTATGGGTTTACAATACCAAGAGCAAAGTGCTACAAGTGTATCGTGGCAAGTTAGATGTTAAAGGTACAACCATATATGGATATGGACCAAACAGTGCCAAGCAAAAGAGTATTGGCAGAAGTCCTGCTAAGTATATTAAGAGATGCTTAGAAGGTGGCAAATTAGTTTTAAGAAAGTTGATGGATGAAATCAACTCAGTAGAAAAGAATGCGAATGGTCGTATTAATGAGCATTGTATCTTATTAAGGGCAGATAAATGATTTTAGTAGATTTAACCCAGACAATGATTGCTGGAGTAATGGTACAAGTGAAGATGAATCGCTTAAAAGGTGATGAGATATCTGAAGACTTGCTACGACATATGGTGCTTAATACCATTAGAAGTTATGCTAAGAAGTTTAAGAATGAGTATGGCGACATAGTCTTATGTGCTGATGATAGAAAGTATTGGCGAAGAGATTACTTTCCCAACTACAAGGCAAATCGTAAGAAGCATCGTGAAGAATCCGATATAGATTGGGATGTTATCTTTGGTATGCTAAATAAGATACGAGATGAGATAGAAAAGAATCTACCTTATCGATTCTTACGAGTAGAGGGTGCGGAAGCAGATGATATCATCGGAGTACTGACTAAAGAAAGCAATGAGAAAGTTCTCATTGTATCTGGCGATAAAGACTTTCAGCAATTACAGAAGTATGATTATGTTAAGCAGTACTCTCCGAATTTAAGTAAGTTTGTTTCACCTGATAATGCTGAGGAGTTTCTCGCTGAGCATATCCTAAGAGGTGACAAAGGTGATGGGATACCAAATATCCTGTCAGGTGATGATGTTATTGTTGATGGTGATAGGCAAAAACCTATGAGAAGATCAACACTAAATAAGTATATAAATGGAGTCGACAAATACGACAACTATTATCGTAATTATGTAAGGAACAAAACTCTTATCGATCTAGATGAGATACCTGAAGAAGTGAATCTGAGAATACTAAAAGCATTTGATGAATCGGAACCTCCTTCTGGGAAGTTATTACCATATATGATGAAGCACTCCTTAAAGGAATTATTAAATGCTATTGGAGATTTTTAGAAAAATGGCTGACAAAGTGAAAAGAGGTAGAGGTCGTCCACCAGGATCCTTAAACAAAAAGACCTTACAAAAAATGGCGAAGGAAGAAAAGTTGCAAACAGTACAACCTGTTGAAGCAAAAGATACAGGTACAGTTAAACAATTACCAGATCCTGTTCTTGCTGCTATACCTAAAGAGAAGATAAGACTGTTACCAACTGCCAATGTCTTTGAGATATTAGTTGCAGTTGAACAAGCAGAAGATGAGGACACTAGAATTAAGGGTCTTAGGTATTGGGCAGATAAGAATGGTGCATTGAGACCTGTTCTCAAGTGGCAGTTCGATAATGCTATCGTATCTAAACTACCAGATGGCAAAACACCTTTTACTAGGAATTCTGCTCCTGGACCTGATCTAACAGAGTCATCTTTAAGGCATGAATTCAAAATGTTCAAATACTTTGTAGAAAGTGCATCTGATGTACAGCAGACAAAGAGAGAACATATGTGGATAGAAATGTTAGAAAAGATTCCACC